CGCAGGCCGACTCGCATCGTTTCGAGAATCGCATCATGGTTGAACTTCGCGCCGCTCACGGTGCGCCTCCTGCGCCAACTGCGTCAGGCTCAACTTCGACGCAGTCGACGACCGTCATATTCAACGAAGGCCGTGCGCCAGTCTGCCCGAGTTCCGCAGGATTCACGACACCCGTGACGCGCCATTGTCGAGTTGTCAAACTTTCCGAGTCGTGAATCTCGTAGTCGATGCCGATCGTGAGTGCGCCGACAAAGTAAATCGTCGCGGAAGTTCGGCCTTCGTATCGGCCTTGAATGACTGGCTCGCTTTGTGAGGCAGGCTGAATGAATCCAGTCGCCGTAAAGACGCGGCCATACTGCCGAGAGATCGATCCGTCCGATTCGACCGTGTACGCCGGAAGACGGATATAGAGCGTCATTCCGAACTGATTCACAAGCGTATCGATGCTCATCGGAGCCGCCGATACGAATCGAGAACCAACTTCGTCGACGAGTCGAGATCCGACACAGATCGAAGCGAGTACGAGTATCCGCCGAGCGATTCACTCTGAAGGCTCGGATCTCGCTTGCGCGAGTTCAGGAGACGAGATGCCATCTCGATCGTCGCCTGCTGAAGATCGTATGGAATCACTCCGTATCCGCCTTCATAGTCAACGAAGAACGAACGATACTGCGTCAGCGTAGGGCCGTAAATGATTCCTCTCGCATCGTCGACCATGTAGTCGGTCAGCGAATCAGTCGGAGCCTGAAGGTAGATCGTCTTCTGCTTGAGATCCGCGCCTGCGATCTTGCGAAGGTACTTCGTCGGCAAATTCAAGACCGCGCTCGCCGAGAATCCAGTCACGCCAGAGATCGCCGCCGCAAGAAGATTCGTCGACGGATAGGTTGCGAACACGGTTTCGATCGATGTCTCGACTCCAGACGAATTGATTCGATGAAGATGGACGTGATCGCTATCGACTCCGACCGTCACGGAGATATCGCTCGCGACTGTCGATTGAACGGAGATAGCATTGTCGTAGCCTACTCCGACAAAGCGAACGTGCTCGACTGGATTGTTCTTCAGCGCAATTCGATCTGCGCCGTATGTGTCGTGCCATTCGTAGTATCGCTGCGAGACGAAGTTCCGAGCGCAGTATCGCTGAATGAAGTCACTCGCTCGGTCGATCAGGCTCTCCATCAGCGCATCGTCGGTCGTCGTCGTCACGCCGAGATATTGCTTCAGACTGACCAGAGTCGTGAGTGAGTTCGTCGCTACGGCCATCGGCTCTCCTTGGCTTCTTCTTCGGCGTTTGATTGAGTCGAGTCGAATCCACAAAGAGCGGAGCAGGCTCGATCGCGTGTTTCGCGTATCCCTTCGAGACGAGAGTCTTCGCTGCTTCGTGCGAGACGTTGACGATCGTTCCCGCTCGGAGATCTCGTCGGCCTACGCCGTCGACGTGAATCGCGCAGTTTCGGAGAACGATTAGAAGGTCATGCATTCGGTCGGCCTCCCGTCTTCATGATATTTCGAGAGATATTGCGTGATTGCTCGGCAGTCTTCGGCAGGCCACGTCACGACGTTCTGAAGATGGCCGATTCGAACTCGCGGACAGAGGCAAATCTTCTTGCCTGCTTCGCGGAGACGATTCCAGAAGAAGATATCGTCATCGACGCGGCCTTCTTCCCAGTTGCCGTTCTTGTTCGGAACGCCGAGGAAGAACGGCCTCGGAAGATCACGAATCGCATCGAGTCGAATCAGCGTCAGGCCGAAGTGACCCGTGTTCATTTCGAGCGCGTCCGTGTAGATCCGATCTTCCGTCATCTCCTTGAGAAGCGTTCCGTCGTCGTTCTTGATCGAGAAGAGAGGAAGATCCTTGTCTCGTCCGATCTGCAGCGGACAGAGCGCGGCAACGTCAGGCCGCGTCTCCATGACTTGCCAGAGCCGAATGATGTCTTCCGCGTCAAAGATCGAATCGTAGTCGACCGTCAGAACGTACTTGACACCTTCCATCGTGAGGCAAGTTTCGAGAAGACGTTCAAGGCATTGGCCCCAGAAGACTCCGGTCGATCGCGTGACGTTGAAGCCAAGCGAGGCCGCCGCATGATGGAGAACTCCTTGCGTGTCCGTCCAACAAACGCGAGGAAGCGACATGATGCAATGAATGTCTTTCATCGGGAAAGACGGCGCAGGCCGCGAGTACTTGCGAGCGACGACAGAGATCTTCGTCTTCGTCTCGTTCCAAGCCCAACCATTCTTGCCGCGCGAGATCTCGAAGCCTGCGAGATTCAGAACGCGCGAGAGTTTCTCGCGATTCCAAATCGACTTTGCGCCATCGCCGATCAACATCTTTTCCGTCTCTGGCTCGCCTTCGTTGTAGGCTTTCAAGACTCCATCTAGATCAGGCACTTCGAGTCGGAGTTCTGCTCCGTCTTTCAGTTGCGATGCGATCGAGCGAAGCCAAGGAATCGCGTCCTCTGTGCGGATTTGCGTCAAGCCCGAGCCGATGTCTGCGCCGTCCTTCAGTTCTTCCATTTTGTCTCCTTGCCATGAGGCTTCGGAATGATAGAGGGGAGACGGACGTGCCGCCTCCCCACCGGAAAAAGAAAGAGGCTTGTCGATCATCCGAGCGCGTAGGTCGAGACTCCTGTTTCCTCGGCAGTCGTGACGGAATCGATCGGATCAAGAAGTTGAGCCATGATGATCGAATTCCCTTCGGCGATCTGCTCGATGGTCGCTTTGAGGAATCGCTTCTTCCCGAGCATCGAGACATCCCAAACGATCTTCGGTTGTGTCGTCACTGTCGCCTTGCTCGGAAGAACATAGTCGACTCCAACGACCATCTTCGGAATCGCCTCCCAAGTTACGCCTTTGTCCGACTGCTCGATCTTCGTTCCGCTTACAAGCCTTCCCGATGAATCTGAACAGAAGATGATTCGCGCGTATCGGTATCCTTGAGTGTCGACGGATGCCGTGAAACTCTGACCGAACGACTGATCGAGAACGACCATCTTGAAGTCTTGCGAGTTTCGCATCGAATCTCCTCTTTACGAAATGACGTAGTTCGCTGCGCCAGTCTCGGCGACGGTCGTGATGCCGTCGATCGGATCGAGAAGCATCGCGTTGAGTTGGCCTCGGCCAGAGGTCGCGTGTTCGATCGTCGCCTTGAGATATCTCTTGCGACCTACGAGATTGACATCCCAAACGACCTTTGGACGAGTCGTGAGATTCGTCGTCGTTGCGAGCGTGTAGTCAGTCCCAAGAACGATTCCTCGAATCGCTTCCCAAGTCGAATTATCGTCTGACTGTTCAAGTTTGCAGTTCGTCGTCGGTGCGCCAGTCGATGCGGATGAAAAGGCGATACGCGCAAAGCGGAAGCCTTGCGTGTCGACTGATGCCGTGAGTGTCGTTGCGCTCGCCTCTGAAAGAACGACCGAGCGCATATTTTGAGAGTTTCGCATCTTGCCTCCAAAGAGAGAGGGGAGGTTGCCCTCCCCTCTCGCACTTGTTCAGAAGATCAGAGGGACACGCCGGAAACTGCGCCTTGTTCGGTCAAGTTTGCGACTGCATCCGAAGCATTGCTCAAATCACAAGTCACAAGCAGCGAATCGCCAGAGTGCGGTGTGTACGTGACCTTGAGATATCGCTTGCGGCCTCGAAGATCGACGTTGTAGATCATCTTGGCGACGTTCGTCGCGATGGCCGCAGTCGATGAGATCGGGCTCGGAGTTGAGCCGGAAATGGCGACGTAATTTGTAGAAACATCTGTGTCGGATTCTGCGAGAACGTGATTCGAAACGGCTGTTGTCGGAGCGACTGTCGTGGCGCATCCGAAGATTGAAATCGTTGCGTATCCGAAGCCTCGCGTGTCGAACGCAGACGTGATCTGCGTGACGGTTGTTCCACTTCCACCGCCAACGATGGTTTTTGCAATGTGTCGCATTTGTGTGCTTTCTCCTATGAATCAGAAGGTGAACTTGATGATGCCACCAGTTGCGGACGACGATCCGACGTTCGCGCACACGATGTCGACGCGCTCGGTTCCACGAACGACGCGTTCGTCTTGCTCGAAGGCGTTGAGAGCCGAATCGCTGAACGCGATCGAAGTCGCGCGGCGATCGCCGAGGTAGCAGGATTGCGAGAGGTCGCCGATGTAGGCAACGACCGAATCGCCAGTCGTTGGCGTGTACGGAATGACTTGCGTGAATTCGACTGGAGTTCCGAAGAACTTTGGAGTCGCGATGCCATTCACGATTTCGCTTGCGGTCGCGCCACCTGCGGCAAACGCGAGACGCTCGAAGACCGCATGATAGGTCGACTTGTTGCAGAAGATCTTCACGTTGTTTCGTTGGAACGCCCAAGCAGGAAGCAATGCAAACGCCGTCGAAACTTGAGCCGACGTGATGTTTGAATAGTTCGTCGCCGCGCCAGAGTCGCTGACTTGATAGGTCGCGTTCGAGAGCGCAGTTGCGAGGCCGACCACGCCGCCGTATGTCGACGTGCCGTCGCCGTTGAAGCCTGCGTCGTCTTCCTTGAACGCGAACTGGTACGCGATTTCGTTCGCGACATCGCTCGCGAGGTCGATGATCGAGTCTTCGAGGAGTTCATTCGAGACGGTCGTGAGCGCGGTCAACTTCTTCGCGACGAGTTGCACGTTGTCGAAGCCCATCGTCGACTCGGTCGCGGCGATCGCTTCGCCTACCCAGTACGCCGTGAGGCCAGTATTCTTGCGAGGAATGCGGAGCGTGTCCGAGGTCATGCGATAGATCTTCGCGTTGCGACGGAACACTCCATACTGCTCGCGAAGCGTGACGAGTTCAGCGGCCATCTCGTCAGGGACGAGGAAGCCACCTTGCGAGTTCACGCCTTCCGTGTGAGCCTTGATCGTGATTCCGAAGTTCTTGCAATTCTCGACCGACTTCTTGTGGCCGAGAGTTGCGAGACACCACGTACCGAACTTCCAAGCCATCTCCTTCGAGGAGAACGCCTTGCGGCCTGCGCTGTACACGCGAGCGCGTTCCCAAGGCTTGTCGTCGACGTTGGCGACTGCCGAGAGGCCGCGCGGCATCGCGTCGAGACGCGAAGCGACCTCGCGACGGATCGACTTCGAGATCTGCTCCTTGTCCTCTTCGCTCATCATGTCGGTCGATGGAGCAGCGGCAGCGATCGTCACGTCGAGCGTGTCTGGATCAACTGCCATGCCTTCGGCATCGGTGACCATGTAGCCTTCGAGGATGAGTTTCTTCTGCATTGCCACGCCGTCCGCACCCTTGATGCGAGCGGCCTTTTCAAGCGCGTTCTTGAACTGATCGAGATTCATCGTCTTCATGTCTGTACCTTTCGAATTCAAAGAGACAACTCTTCTCTTCCGAGCGAGGCCGCGTTTCAAGCGAAGTGCCGTGAGCGTTGCCGAACGTCAGAGCCAGAGTCGACCGCGAGCGCGAGCAATTTCGCGCTCTACGGTTTCAGAGAGCATGATCGACCGCGCCGCCTTTGTAGATGAGTGCGCGGGAATCGAAATCGAAACGACCGTCCGCTTCGGAGGCTCGATGCCAAACCATTTCCGCGCGGAAGCAGGCGAGCAGATTCCCTTCTTGACTGCCGTGATGAGTGCTTCTGGATTCGCTTGCAATGGCGCGAGCGAGACTTCGAGCAACTTCCACCGCGAGTAGATCGTCTTCACATCCTCGCCGTATTTCTTCTTGTCGATGTCTGTCGCGCGGCGCACCCCTCCGGCCTCTGGCACGTATCCGACCGAGACTGCGCGAACGATGCCTTGACCGACGAGAGCAGCGGCAACCTCTGGAAAGAAATCGCCAGAGTATCCGTCAGGCCGCTTCGCGAAGACGAAGTCGCCGACGATGTCGCGCTCTCGACGCTTGAGGCCGACCGTCGTTCCGACTGGCTCGGCGTAGTCGTGATTCCAGAAG